CACTGATTGGAAGCATCCTGCATTAAGAATTCATATTTGTTGAATTGTCCGTACTCGCTTTGGCCCATTTGACCCTTTGCCAGATATGGTCTGAGTTCGTCGTAAAACGCAAGCTTAAATTCAAACATAATCTCGAACAGTTCTTTGTATGCCGAATACTTGTTGAACCTTTTCGACTCGAACCTGCCGCTCGACTGCTGGACCTGTATCTGTTTAGCAATCCCGCTCTTGGCCGTGGTGTCCTCTTTGCCCTGCCAGGAATTGGTTATGCCAAGCGTATCCTGTGCGGCTTTGTACAGATGCTGTGCAACTTGAAGTTCAGCGATAACATCAGCCGTCAGGTTGATAACACCTAAAGCTTGCAACTGCTGCATGTTTCCCCTCACAACCTCATACAGCGCGTTTGACAGCTTGAACCGGTGGTCTTCCAGGGCTTTTATTATCGCACTGCCGCGTATGATTTTTTCTTCTATGCGTGATATTATCTTTTTAATCGCGTCGGCTTGGTCGCGGATAACATCAACATCGCTCTGGCCGCCAAGCTGGAAGTTTACGGGTACATTTCTTTGTATCACTATCGGGTATCTGCGGGGCACGAAATACGGTATCTTTGTACCCGCAGGTATAGTATTGCCGTTCTGAAGCGTAACCGGAGCATCTAAAACCTCATATTTTTCTACTGACGTCTTGAATTTCTTACTGCCACATACCAGCGGCCCAGTAAACTCATCCCCTTCATCAATAATGTTTTGACATTCATCTTCCAAGCCTTTTACCGCTCCGCACTTGATACATTTCTCCAGTCTCCGGAAATAGAACTTGGGTAAATCTTCAAGTACGGTCTCATTGCACCATGTAAACTTACATATATCGCCATCATCGTCTTTGTACCAGCATTCAATTATCGTTACCTTTTCACTGTCTCCGGTAACTGCCTGGCCGTCGTGAAAGCGATTAATCTCAGGATACTGCTCACTGTCACTACTGCCCAGTTCCTTACCATACCTGCGCTTGACGTAATTCTTGGTTTGTGAGCTTAAAAGGAAAAAGTACTCCATTTTTTGGATGTCATACACGCCAGGCTGTGGAACAAGTGTTTTTGGGTGTGGATTCGTTAGCTCTATCTCACCGCGATAAAGATGGTGTTTAAAGTCAGGATTCCAGTGGATTTTTATCATTGACCAGCCCTGAATCGGCGTAGTGCGTTCATTTTCGTCGTTGATGCGTTCCAGTCCTATTTCCATTAAGTCGTTCTTGATTGATTCCTCAATCATTTTCGCAAGATGTTCATACCCGGCATATTTGCTCTTTACAGACGGCTGTGGTATCGTAATATCTATTTGCGACTCGATAAATTCATACACGATGTTCTGGACATTGTTTGCTTTAGTTCTGGACTTATTGGCTGTATCATTGATGTTCTTATCCACGTCGTGTGTGCCGTTGTATATCATTTCACGCTCGTCCATGAGCGTTGTGTCCCAGTTCTGCTTCGCAAGTTCAAACTTCTTTTTCCACTTTTGCAGTTGTTCTAGTTCGTGTTCATCCAGTTTCTTCTTTTCGACAGTCTCTGTCAATTTCTCCACCACCCTCTTTATTGGCTTGAGCAAGTCCACGGTATCACCTCCACTTGCTGAACACTATTTTATTAATCCCCACTTCTTCAGCAACCTTGGCCGCTCGCTCTCCGGCGCTCCCCAATAATCGTCCTGCAGGTCCTGAGGTAGTTTGGACAGGTCTGCCGAACTGGTTGTGGTTAGCGCGAAGCTCTGCTGTGTCCGTATTTCATTCGCTATCATGTCGCTGAACAGAACATCATCATGTTTGCCAGTTATCGCATCGGGCCGATTGTTCTCGTCATAGACAAATGATAAGCATTCATCAAGAAATGTAATATCAGTGAAAAGGTCGATGTTGTCCCGAATTAGCACTATCTCCTTCGAGATTATCATCGGACGGGTGTTGCCATCGGTTTTCCAGCCGAATTTCTTCTGAATCTCGCCGGTAATAGTGTCTACCCGCTCCCTCATGTACTGCCGGGGGTAGTTCAGCCGCTCTAATTCCTTGACTGGATAGATGTCAAAGTTTATTTCTATGCCTATCAGGGCTGTGTTGTAATACTTGCCCAGGCAGTACATCTGGTGTGTATATGTATCGGGGTCCAGGTTGGCATGTAATGTAGCACATCTCTTACCTGTGACGTTGTTTATCACCGTTCCAGCGAAGTAGTCGGACCCTTCACCCTTCGTATCTCCGCCCAGCACGTACGGATAACCCTTTTCTGCCGGTTCATAGATTGTTATATATCCGTTTGGGTTAGGCACAAATTTGATAGTCTCGTCCTTAATGCGGTCTTTTGTATCTGGATTAGCCCACTCAAACAAAAAATATCCCCGCTTTGGGGGCTGTTTCGCGTAAAGTTCGCGTAAATACTCTTTGCGCTGGATCACCTTTTCTTTGTCAAATACACACCGACCAGAAGTCAGAAACGCTTCGTCCGAAGAACAAGGATATTCTTGTTTGATTTTCTCTTTATCCAGATATGATTTCCACTTCTGGAAGTACCAATAAGCCTGTTGCCAGTCCAGCCCTTTTGCCTCAATCAGCCACTTGCAGCGGTTATAAATCCAGTCGGTTTTTGTCTGGACATTTGCCTTAAATTGTTCCTCTTTTTCCATTGTTTCAAAGTCTAGGCGGTATTCACTCGTCCGCCACCATTCGTAAAACTTACAGACATATTCCCCGCTGTCCCACAGGTCTTTAAACTCGTTGTAGCCGTTTGCAGTGGATTCGTATATCTGGATAGCGTCTTTTGTCAGTGCGTCTCCGACCGCTGCCTGGATGTCGGATATATTACATTCCAGGAAGGCTGCTTCTGAGATATGCAGGAAGTTAATCGTCTTTGACCGGGCAATGTTTTTGTTCGCTGTCGCAACACGCCACTTTGAATTTAGTTTCTCAAATAAAAGCTCCTTGCGGTTGTTAAATTTCTCGGTAGGCTTTAGGACCTCCGGCAGGTTGTTATACGGAAACTTTGCTTTATCCTCAAAGATGGTAGCTGTATTATCCGCGGTATCGGCCACTGTAAAGCCTGAGAAGTTCCTTTTGATTATTGTCCGGGCAAGTTGCTCTGCTGTGATATAAGCTGTAAACCCTTGTTGCCGTCCTTTGAGAATAAGAAATTTGACAAATAACAGTCTACCATCCTGATGATCCTTTTCAGCCTGGTATAAATCATTTGAGAATTCCCTTTGCACGTCATTCAGGAAGAAGGGAACAGTGTTCATTTCTTTGTCTACAATGACAAAGACCATTTCAATTAACAGGCGGGGCTCAACTGATATTTCCTTCCTAACGTTTGCCCCTTCTGGAGAAACAAGAAAATCCGCAACAGCTTCGACAAATTCCCGGTCTTTATCTATGTTTTTATGTTGCTCCCAAAGTTCTTTTCGACGATTGATTATTTCCTTCGCTGTTCTCATTGTGTCCACTCTCCGTGGATAGTCATTTATATAACCCCGTAATTTCCGGAGTATCAACTGCCTGCTCCCTTGGTATTTGAGAGCATACAACAGGGCATCTATCAGCTTAGAAAAAATCTTCCAGTTTATGTGTAATACTGCCGGTGTGCTCCAATTCTTGCTTATCTCGCCATTTATCCTTTTGCCGGTTCTTCAGCCAGAATATAGCTGCAGTCGGGTCGGGCGGATAATGCTTGACAGTGGGAACGACAACTGGTTCGCCTTCGTACTGGAATATTTTGTCCTCGGGATGTTCGTAGCCTATTGCTCTGTGATATAGTTTGTTTGCCACTTCAGCGTCAGCAATTTCCTTACCCTTTTTTATAGACTCGCAAAATTCCGGTTCGCTTTGCTTCCACCGGTTAATAGTTGCTTCATCCACTTCGAAGAAATCAGCTAATTCTTTGTCCGTAGCACCAAGCAGGCATAGTTTATATGCTTGCTGTGCGTATTCATTTTTATATTTCGTCGGTCTACCCCGTGCCATAATCTCACCTCCAAAAAAATTTTTTCCTACTCTCTCTAAGCCTCGCAGGCTTTTTAAAAATTTCCCTCAAAAAAGTATTGACACGGTGTTACCCCGGTGGTAAAATTAAATCAAAAGAACAAAACCGGATGAAAATCCGGTCGCAGGAAGCCTGAAATAAGTGAAAAATGAAGGAGGGAGGACAAAAGCGATTAGCCCCCCGGCCCTGTGCCGGGCAGGGTCCCTGTAGACGCAGTTTTACGTTTCCGGGGGCTCTGCCGGGTGTAGATGCCCGGAAAATACAGCCCCCGGGGAGGCTGGACAATATCCCCGGTGCCCTGAGGCCGCAAGGCCCGGGCGGGAAGGAGGAAAAATGATTAGCTATTCGCAAGCACTATCAGAGTATCAAGCCGCACAAATGGCGGCGCAGGATGTGGAAAACTGGAACGAAAAAGAAAGGGAAGCATTAAGACTTATCAGCAATCTCGGCATTTGGCACCAAGAAATGCAGGAAATTGCTGACAAGTGTCCGGCATTCCCTACCAGCATTTTCGAAAAGGCTATAGAAGAACATTTGAAAAAATGCCCCGACGTTTCAGTCGGGGATTCCCCCTTCGGTAAACGGTTTACGGTTCATCCAGGCAAACATTATTCCCTGACTTTTTATATTCGCAAAGCCGCATCCGGTTACAATATCGGAATCAAAAACTGCAATATAAGGTAGACCCCCGGCCCCTGTGCCGGGCAGTGCCTCTGTAGACGCAGATCTGCGTTTCCGGGGGCTCTGCCGGGCGTAGTGCCCGGAAAATACAGCCCCCGGGGAGGCTGTAGACAATATCCCCGGAAATGGAAGGAGGAGAATATGAAAAAAGTGAAACTGTATCTTATCGACGAAAACGGAAATTCCCCGTGTTTTGGCGTCGATGAAACCGTTGAAACGGAAAATACAGAGGAGGCAAAAAACGACTTCGCTCACTACCTGGTCGCGAATGAGGGTTTTGAGTTTTCAGACGTTCCCGGACACGTGCGCCGGGACGGAAAAGAATATGTTGTTATGGCTGAATAGTGCCCGGCCCTGCGCCGGGCAGTGCCTCCAGTTATGGGGGCTCTGCCGGGTGTAGATGCCCCGGAAGAAATTTGAAGGAGGATGATAATATGGTTAAATGCAAAGGCGGCCACATGGCCGAGAAGGTCAACGCCAAGGGCTGGTGCAACCTCTGCTTAAAAGACTTAAAAGCCGGGAAACCGGCCGGCACAACAGCCAAAGAAAGGGGGTTAAAATAATGTCAAGCAAAACTGTTTACATCACCCCTCAGATTTGGGGGAAACTGAAAAAAAGATATGGTTTTGCCGACACTGCGGTGGAAATCGAATCTCTTGTGTCTGTAACAAATAGATATGCCAGCAATGTTGAAAATGACTTGCGGATTCGTAATGAACATAGTCTTGCTGATAAACTACTTGCTGCATTAACTGAATTATAGTTCCCCCGGCTCCTGCGCCGGGCAGGGTCCCTGTAGACGCTGGTCCACGTCTCCGGGGGCTCTGCCGGGTGTAGATGCCCCGGAAGAAATTTGAAGGAGGCGATTTTATTATGGCCCAGACATTCTGTGACAAATGCAAACAGGTATAAAACGTGCTCCGGCGCTTGACCAAAAATTCTTGACCGATGTCCTTGCCGGTATTCCGGTCGGAGAAGGCCGAAAATGGTTAAAATACTGGCTTGCTGGTTGGGATGCCGCAAATCTGAAAACAAAGGAGGACTAATACTATGTCAACTGTAGAAAAAACATCTGTATCCCTGCGGCCGGCTATTCTCGAACAGCTTGACGCTCGGGGGGCCAGGAGTACGGTGATCAACCGTGACCTGGAACGGCTGTACACCCTATACCGCCGGGCGTTGGCGAAAATAGACTTGACTGTCGAGGAGGCTTGCCTCATCGTGGACGCACTTTCACCCAACGGCAGCACTATCGACGCCAATTCTGCCCGGCTCCTGTGGGCCAGTATCGAGGACGCGTGTCGGCTGGACGGCCTGGACAAAAAATGGAACGTCGACGGCCAGCAGTTGGTGCAAAAATTGCAACAACTGAACGAACTGCAGTGTATGGCCATTGCCGACGCGGCTGAACGGTTCTGGTTCGGGCCTGACCGGGACGATGAGGACATTCGGGAGATAGCAAAGCAGATATTTGCATTATAAACGTGCGGGTGGGTGTGAAAAATGAAATATGTTTATTTGACAGATGACACAGGTATTGTTGTTGTAAAAAAAATTGTTTCGTGTCATACTTGGTCTCAATCTCATAAAGAAGCAGTTTTGAAAAAATTGCAAAACTGTAGCTTGAATTACTTATGGGATATAGCTCAAGAATTAAATCACGATAAACTTATTTCTAACCGCCAATTGGCAGAAATAAGTCGTATCATTTACAAACTAAAACAACGTAGCAATAAAAAACAATTAGCCAAACTAGTTGAAACATTATCAAAAACCATAAAAGAGGCTTAGGGACAGGAGGACCGCTATGCTTCAAACATTTCTTGACCGCCTCGTTACTTGTCCCTGGTGCACGTTGGAATTTTTCCTGCGTGATCACGAGGTCGTAAACGGCGCCGCCAGGTGCCCGGACTGCAACAGAATCATAAAATTTGACCCGCTGAAATAGGCGGGTCTTTTTTTTATCTCGGCAACCGTTCGTCCCTCCAGAAGCCGGGGACCTCACGCATAAGCCTGTCTATATACATATCCGGCTCATCGACTATGGTCCGCCTGATAATACAGCGGCAGAACTTCATCAGTTTCTCAAATATGACAGGTTGTTTCAGTGCTATATACTCGCCTATGGTCACTGTTACCACCTCTGCCTGTCCTGGAAACAATTTAACCGGCAAGGGCAACGCCGGTCTTTATTTTTCTATCAAAAGCACGTTTATTATCTGTGTATAAACCCGCGAACTTATTTCGGTAAGTACATCCTCGACCAGTTTCTTTGTTGCTTCAAGCCTCTTGCCTTCGAGGATGGCTTCAATGATGTTAAATAGCTTTGCTTTGCCGTAATTGTAAACGTTTTCATTAGCCGCAGTGCCAGCCAGTGACAATACATCGGAGTAAGTTACTTCCCTTACTTCCCACTCAATCATCTTGTTTACAGGTTCCGGAAGAACCGGGGTTGTTTCTTTCATTTTTCATCCTTCCTTTCGCTTTGCTTTGCCTTGCTTTGCCCTTGCCAGATATTAAAGAACAAGCTAAAAAGAGACAGGTATCCCTGCCCCTGTGTTTTCGTATTTATCCACAGTTACATAATAACATATATTTGTCAACTTTTTGACCGCATTTTGACCGCAGTTTCAGCTTTTCAGGAATCCCAGGCACTTTGCAATTGTCCTGACTGCCTCGTCCCTCAATTCATAGTACAATGTTTTCCCAACCGGTATTTTTGATAAGTCGTATATATGCCAGTCCCGCAGGTCCTTGAAATATCTCAGTTCGATAATAGTTTTTTGTAAGTCGGACAGTAGGTTCATTGCTTTGTTTATCTCTTCTATGGCTCTCTGCTTTTCTTCTATCTCTCTCTGCCATTCCGCCCGTCTCAGTGCCAGGTTCCCGGTCTGGTCACCCGGGCCTGTCCCGCCCGGAGCTAAACTATACTGTGCTATACAGTTAGGCGTGGTCTCTTCTATCCTTGCCCGCAAAATCCTTATCCTTTCTTCCCATATCGGCTTGTGTTTTAACTGATATACAGTATCTTTAAACCACTGTTCATCCGAGGTGCGTTTTCTCTTGCTGTTCATCTTGCTGTCCCCCTTTTACAAGGCAAAAATTCTATAGTTCCGCCGTCCCTGACATGCTGTGCCCTGGCTTCTTTATCGTTCGTGGCAGTGCCCCAAAACCTCATTTCGCGGTGTTCTGGGTGTCGTTTCAGGTATTCTTTTTTCGTCAGCCCGTGCGAAGCTATATGTACTTTTGTGAGTACGCTCACTGTCTCCCCGCATATTCCACATTCGAATGATATGTACGAATGTCCCTGCGTGTTAAAACGTGCCTTGCCCAGGACTTTCAGCCATCTCGAGTACCA